GTTCAAGATCTCGCCCATCAAAGCACGGGCATTCTCGATGGCCGGATCCAATGGCTGCGGCTGGGGTGGTGGTGAACGACATGTGCATCCGGATGTGAGCGTCGTGATCCTGTTCTGGGGATGTGTTCAAGATCTCGCCCATCAAAGCACGGGCATTCTCGATGGCCGGATCCAATGGCTGCGGCTGGGGTGGTGGTGGGAGAATCTCGTCAATGTTCTGAACCTCAAGGGCCTGATACATTCGACGATACGCCGCATGCAAGTTGTGCATCTGTGGGTTGGATTGCGCAAGTTGCAACTGGGTCTGTGCCAACGTGACCCGCTGTGCCATCGAGAATATGTTTGGATCGCTGACAGGAATAACATCAACGCGACCGTCAAAGTCTTCCGCCATGATCATGCGATCACCGCCCGCCACATCATACGGATAACCGTCCGCGGGCATATTGTCCCCAAAGATTCGAGCCAATACTCGGAACTCTTGACGCTGTGCATAATGCAACCGCTTATGGATAGCGGACATAACTTTCATGCCGCGCTCTAACATAGCCACTGTAGTGCCCACAGGAGCCTCTGTGTTGCCGTCTCCCGTCTGCTGGTCTGCCAGTGACACAAAGCGTCTACCGCCCTCTATAAGGGCTCCTAGAAGCTGTGCTAGCGTTCCCGATGGTTCCTTGTAGGGAAGCGGGATGATCGCGTCTCTGATGTTGCCACCAGGCGCGTCAATGTCTCGCCATTCTCCAGGTTGTAAGGGTTCGTCATCGTTACGAACCCTTACGCCCCGAGCCTTGAACCCAGCTGGGAGGTTTGCCAGGGTCCCGGCGTCGATCAACTGGCGAAGAATACTCGTAGCTGCACGGCCCAAACCACCAATCATGTGGATCAAACCAAAGCCATAGAACCCTAAACCAGGCATAAACTTGTAGTGAACGAAATACTGCTGCTTCTTGGCGATGTCAGTACCTTCTTCAAAGTTACGACGAATACCGAGGACCTGTCCTGATCCCTCATCAACCGTAACAATGTAAGGCAGAGCAATACCTGTAGGCTCACCGTCAGGACCCATGTCCTCAAAGCCCTCAATATCTAGATCAACATGCATCTCAAGCACAGTGAAGACTTCGTCAGTGTAGGTCTTAGATGTACCCTGCAGTTCGTCGATCTTCTGACGAACCTCGTCTTCGCCCTCATCGTACTTGCTTAACTCTACGTCACGGTAGAAGCCAGCAATCTGCATCTTGCGTACTTCGTTCGCATCCATACGGAGAACGTGCGTAACACGAGAAGCCGTCGCTAGATCCGAAGCAGCGTAAGGCACAACCAAGTCTTGAGCCGGAATGAACTTAGACACCGCCCGCTGTTTGGCCTGATCGTAGTATACTTTCTTAAACGTAGACCCCGACAGCGGTAAATAAAACAGTAGTTGATCCATATCAGGATCAAACTCTTCCATAACTTCCATGATCTGGTAGTTCATGAAATCCTTAACACGAGCAGCCTGCTCCTCACGCTGAACGTCCTGTAAACCCAAGACCTGAGTCTTGACCGGACCACCAGAGGGTAGAAGCTCCTTGTAAGCCTGCGCCTGAAATTGAGTAACACTCTCCGCAATCAGCGGATGCGTGACGCCAGAAGCTCCTTCAAACGGGACAGTACGCTCTTGGTATTTAACTCCAAGCTGATCCAAACCCTTTGTGTAAGTCTCTTCCCACTCTGAACGAGACTCCATATCGTCCTCGAAAGACGCCCTAAGATCCGTCGAAATCTCTGCAAGATAACCTTCATCTAAATACTCCGCTAAGTTAGCATTGTGAGGGACCTGCTCCTCTTGTTCGACAGACATCATCATTTCTTGAAGTGCCTGAACTACCGCACCGCCCTCGCCGTCAGGCGTAACCTCGGCACCGTTTGGAAACATTTCCACTTGGTCTTCAACAGGCACATCTACAGAAGCATCCGTTGGCAGCATATCTTGAGCAGATATTCCAGAATCTATAATCGGTGGCAGTGCCATCAGTAATACTCCCGCTTACGACGATACTCGTCGTGTTCTTCTTCCTCGCCTAGCAGAGAAACGAAACCGCCCTGCCTAAAGCGCATCAGTGCTAATGTCATGCTATCACAAAAGTCATCATGATCGCCATTAGGAAATGAAACTACT